CCCCCTCAGCACCGCGCTTGGCCTCGGGCGTGAGAAAAAACTGGATTTTTCGGAGGGGGGAACGCGTGGAACGGCGGGGAATGGCCCGAGCCGGCCAGGCGGCGAGGCTGATTTTGAGCGAAATGCGGAGGATTTATGACGAAACGCGGGAAGCCTGGAACTGAAAGCATCAGCTCCATGCACGTGATCTGCCGGGACTGCGGCGTCCGCTTTACCATCGAAGCGCCGGAGCTGGCCTGGCTGCGGGAGCGGCGGCTGGAACCCTTCAGCCGGTGCCGGCTCTGCCGCCAGCGCCGCCGAGAGGAACGGACGCGCCAGGCGTCCTTTGCGCCGCCCGGGGAAAAGCGGAGGCCCTGGTAGCATGAGCAATCCCAGGTCCGCAAAAGGCTGGGCAGTGAAGATCAGAGCGGCCTGCGAAGCCGCCGGCACTTATCAGCCGTACTTTGACGCCAGCATCCGGGCCCTGGCCGAGATCCTGGAAAAGCGGGAAGCCGCCGCCAGGCAGTACCGTGCCGAAGGCAGCATCCCCGTGGTGGAGCAGACGAACAAAAGCGGGGCCACAAACGCGGTCAAGAATCCGCTTCTTGTCCTTTGGATGGATCTCCAGGCCGCGGCGCTGAGCTACTACAAGGAGCTGGGCCTCACGCCCGCCGGGCGCACGAAGCTGGGCCTGCCGCCGGATCCCTCCGCGGCCACGGGGCCGAAGGACCCGCTTTTCGGTGACTGAGGTGAGAAAGAGCAGCGGGCTCCACCATCCCGTGAGTGTCTATGCCAAGCAGGTGACCCAGGGCCGGCTCCGGGGCTACTGCTGCCGCTGGGAGGTCCTGGCGTGTCAGCGGCACCTGGACGACCTGCAGCGGCAGGGGACCGATGATTTCCCCTGGATCTTCGATGAGACCCGGGCGGACCGGATCCTGGACTTCTTCCGAAAATGCATCCAGATCCGCGGCCCCATGGCCGGCCAGCCCATCGAGCCGGAGCCCTGGCAGATCTTCGATCAGGGCTGTCTGTACGGCTGGGTCCACCGGGAGACCGGCGTGCGGCGCTTCACCCAGGCTTACAACAAGAGGGCCCGGGGCAACGTCAAATCGACGGAGAACAGCGCCAAGTGCCTCTACCATATGACCGCCGACGCCCTTTATCCGCCTTACCAGCCGGAAAAGGCCGTCTATGAGCAGGAGCCGGAAGTTTACTGCGCCGCCGTGGACAAGGACCAGGCGGGCCGGGTCTGGGGCGACGCCGCGAAGATCGCCGCGGCCTCTCCGGAGATCGCCCGGCGGCTGTACATCCGCCGCACCTATGTGGAGCATCGGACCCGAGGCGGGCAGATGACCAAGCTCTCCAAGGAGACGGGGAACAAGGACGGCGCCGCGCCCAGCTATTTCTGCCTGGACGAATATCACGCCCATAAGGTGGCCACGATCCACGACCTGGGCCTGAACTCCCTGGGCAAGCGGGCGCAGCCCCTGCTGGACATCATCACCACCGCCGGCGACGACGCGGCCAGCAAGCCCTGCTACAAGGAGGAGCTGCTGTGCCGTCAGATCCTGCTGGGAGATCTCCGGTCGGACCGATATTTCGTCATGATCCGGGAACTGGAGCCGGACGACGACCCCCACGAGCCGGAAGCCTGGCTGCGGGCGAATCCCGTGCTGCGCTATCCCGGCGTCTACGGCGACACCCTGCGGGAGCAGGTGCGGACGGAGTGCGAGCTGGCCTACGGCTCCGGAGACGCGGACAAGATCCGGATGTTCCTCACCCGGCGCTGCTGCCTCTGGCAGGCGGACGCCGCCAACGCCAACAAATTCCTCACCACGGAGCAGCTGGATCAGCTGCGGGCCCTCTGCGTGGACCGGGAGGCCTTCGCGGCCCTGACCGACGGGCGGAAGTGCTATTGCGGCTACGACTTGGGAAAACGGATCGACCTCAGCGGCGTGGCCGCCGTATGGGACCTGACCGACGGGCGGATCGCCGCCAAGGCCTATGGCTTCATCCCGGAGAACGCCGCCGCCCAGCATGAGCGCACGGACCGGGTGCCCTATATAGCCTGGGCCCAGGACGGCTACTGCACCCTGACTCCCGGCGACGTGACCGACAACTCCTACGTGGAGAATTGGATCTGCGAAGGAGAACGGGACCACGGGTGGCAGGTGCTGGAGACGGATTACGACGGCCACAACGCGACGGACCTTGCAATCTCCATGATGGACAAGAGGGGCGAAAACAGCGTGGTGGAGATCCCCCAGACCTGCGCGGGCCTGAATCAGGCCACCAAGCGCTTCCGGGAGCTGATCCTCCAGGGGAAGATCGTGCTTGAGTATAGTCCGCTGCTGCTCTGGTGCTGCGGGAACGCGGTGGAGGTCGTCAACAATTACGGGGACATCAAGCTCTCGAAGCGGCACAAGGACGACTCCCAGCGCATCGACCCCCTGGCGGCGCTGATAAACTGCCTGGCGCGGCTACTGGTGAAGCAGGATGAGCCGCCGGACCTGAACGAGATCATCCTGGCGCGGGGTTACGCGGTGAGGTAGATATGAAAAAGATTTTGAGATTTCTGCGGGGCGTGCTGAACGACGCCTGCTTCCTGGCCGGGTCCGCCCTGGCCAGCTGGGGCGCCTGGGAGCTCTGCCGGCCGGCCGGCCTGATCGTGGCCGGGGCGGCGCTCATCACCTTTGCCCTGCTGATCGACGACGGAGGTGCAAAATGATGGAAATGACCAACGCGAGACTGGAGCAGCTGCTCTCCGAAGGCCGGGGCGCGTTCCTGGCGGGGGAGGGCCCCCTGTTCCTCGCCAACGACGGCAGCCTTTACGACAACGGCGGCGGCATGCTGCTGCCCCCGGACGCGGGCCGTGCCGCCATCGCCGCCAGGTTCGCGGGCATCAGCGCCTACACCCTCCCCGTGGCGGGCTCCGCCCTGGGCGGCGTCAAAAACGGCGGCAACGTCGCCGTGAACGAGAGCGGCGAAATGAGCTATGAGCTTCCCACCGCCGGCGCGTCGCTGGGCGGCGTCAAAAACGGCGGCACCGTGACCGTGGCCGGCGACGGCAGTGTGAACCTCCCGGGCGTGATAGCCTTGACGGCGGTGACCTCGACGGCCCCGGAAAACCCCGCCGACGGGGATAAATACGGCAATACCACAGACAAAAAGATCTATGTGGCTGCCTCCGGGAGTTGGGCCGCGGCCACCGGCGCCGACGTGGCCGCAGCTGGCGTCCTCTACGCCTCGGGCGGGCTGTTTTACCACTGGGACAGCGAGAACGGCTTCGCCCTGATCTGATGGAAGGCAACGGCGAATCGAGCCGAAAGCCATATTGTTTCCCTCCTTCTTCTGCCGAACGGTAAGCGGCGGCGGACGTGCGGATCGCCGCTGGGCGAGCTGACGCCCCGGGACAGAGTGCCAAAACACGTCCACCCGCAAGGGTGTCCGAATCGGACAGCCTTGCAAGACCTTGCAACAACCTTACATCGTAGTGCCTGAGCCTGTGAGCCTGAGCCTGTAAGTTCTGCTTACAGGCTCATTATCTTTTTTCGGAGGTGACTCTATGCTCCTGAAACGTGGCATCCACGCCAACCGTGACCCCTCCACCATCTACACCGACCTGGTGAACGCGGAGGACTTCTTTCGGGACAAGGACGGCGAAATGCCCATCAACCCCACCGCGTCCATGAAGCTGTCCGCCGTGGCGGCGGCCCATCGGATCTATTGCAGCAGCATCGCGGTGCTGCCATGGCAGGTCCGCCAGCGGGTGGGCGACCAGCGGCTGGAGCCGGACCATGCCATCAGCCGTCTGCTGAAGACCCGATACAACGACTACATGGGGGCCTACACCGCGGAGCGCGCCATCGTGAGCCAGGCCTTCTGGCACGGCACGGGCTTCGGCGCCATCCGGCGGGACCGGATGGGCCAGGTCCGGGAGATCTTCCCCCTGCCCAGCGCGGGCTACAGCCGGCAGGTGAATCCGGACGACGGCGCTGTCTGGTACTTCTTCAGCGTCCCCCAGGACGCCCCCGGCGCGCCGGCGCTGACCCGGGCCTTCTCCGAGAGCGAGCTGCTGATCCTCCGCTTCGAGAGCTTCAACGGCTACACGGGCTTGGGCCTGCTGGACATGGCCAGGGAGAGCATGGGGACCGACGCTGCCGCCCAGAAGTACAACCGGAAGTTCTTCACCAACGGCAGCCGCCTCAGCGGCGTGGTCAAGGTACAGACGGCCCTGGACGAACCTGTGAAGGATATCGTCCGGGCGGACTTCGAGCGGATGAACCGGGGCCTGGACAACGCCTTCCGCGTTGCGGTCCTGGATCGGGGCATGGAGTACACGCCCCTGGGCATCAGCCAAAAGGACAGTCAGCTCATCGAGGCCCGGAGCTTCGGCGTGGAGGAGATCTCCCGCTTCACGGGCATTCCGGCTTACATGCTCCAGGCCGGCAAGCAATCTTACCAGTCCAACGAGCAGCAGCAGCTGGACTTCGTCACGAACAGCCTGACGCCCCCCATCACCCAGATGGAGCAGGAGTGGACCTGGAAGCTCCTGAACGAGCAGGACCGCGAGGCCGGCGTCTACCTTCACAAAAACCTTAACGCCCTGCTGCGGGGCGACAGCAGCTCCCGGGCGGCCTTCTACGAGAAGATGATCTCCATCAGCGTGATGAATCCGGACGAAGTGCGCGCCCTGGAGGACATGAGCCCCCTGCCGGACGGGAAGGGACAGATCTACAGATTTTCCAAGAACTACGCGCCGGTCGGCGCTGAGGAAGGGAGTGAAAGCTGATGGAAATCAATATCCGGGGCGAGCTGGTGGACAACGAAAGCGCCTTTGTTCTGCGCTGGTACGGCTGGGTGGATATCGCCTGTCCCATGGACGTGAGCCAGGCCCTGGCCGACGCCGGGGGCGAGGAGGTGACCCTGCTGGTGAACTCTCCCGGTGGGGACATGACCGTGGGCACGGAGATCTACAGCCTGCTGCGGCGCTACCCGGGCCGGACCGTGGCCCTGGTGCAGGGGTTCGCGGCCTCCGCCGCCACGCTGCTGATCCAGGGGGCGACGGTGCGCCAGGCGGAGCCGGGCGCTCTGATCTGCATCCACAACCCCAGCCTCGTAGCCGAGGGCGACTACCGGGAGCTGCAGGGCGCTTCGGACAGCGCCCGGAACGCCCGGGAGGCCATCCTGGACATCTACGCCCAGCGGAGCGGCGCGGAGCGCAGCGCCCTGGGAAGCCTGATGAACCGGGACATCTGGATCAGCGCCGGACAGGCCGCGGAAGAATACGGCCTCATCGATGAGGTGCTGGCCTGGGACGGCCCCGCGGACGAACCCCTGGCCTTCATGGCCGCCGCGGCTGCGCCGCTGCCCCGGATCACCAACAAGATGCGGGCCGCCTATGCCGAGCATGTGGCGGCGGAGAAGCAGAAGACCCTGGCGAAGCTGCGGCAGAAGCAGCTGGAGCTGATGTAAACACGGGGGACGGGGGTCCCCTCATCCGGCCCTTCGGGCCACCTTCCCCAGGGGGAAGGCAATAAGAAACGAAAGGATGATATCAAAGATGGATTACGCGAAGACCCTGAATGATCTCCGTGCCCAGAAGGCGCAGCTGCTGAAGGACGCGGAAGCCCTCATCGCCGAGGGCAAGTATGACGAAGTAAGCGCCAAGCACGCGGAGGCGGAGAAGATCGCCAACCAGATCTCCGCCGTGGAGCGCCAGGCCGCCCTGAGCGCCGCGGAGGTGGAGCCCGAGCAGGCCCCCGCTGCCGCCGCCGGGAAGGACCCTGCCGACGACGTGCGCCCCTTCCGGAACCTGGGCGAGCAGCTGAAAGCCGTGTATGACGTGGCCACCACCCACAAGCATGACAGCCGGCTGGAGCGGATCAACGACGCCGTCCTGGGCGGCAACGAGGGCACCGGCGCGGACGGCGGCTTTGCCGTCCAGACCGATTTCGCCTCCGCCATCATGGAGAGTGCGGTGGAGGAGAGCGAGCTGCTGCGCCGGGTGGACCGCTACACCGTGGGCGCCAACTCCAACTCCGCCAAGTGGCTGCGCGTGGACGAAAGCGACGTTTCCGCCGCCGTCTTCGGCGGGATCCAGATGTACTGGGCTTCCGAAGGCGCCACCGTGGCCGCCAGCAAACCCTCCTTTATGGAGATGAAGCTGGACCTGGAGAAGATGATGGGCTTTGCCTACGTCACCGAGGAGCTGCTGGAGGACGCCCCCTTCATGTCCGGCCTCATCCAGCGGGGCTTCAGCCTGGCGGCTGACCGGCTCATGACCAAGGCCATCCTCACCGGCGACGGCGCCGGCAAGCCCCTGGGCATCCTCAACAGCGGCGCCCTCATCACCGTGGCCAAGGAGAGCGGTCAGACCGCCGGCACCCTGACCGGGGCCAACATCAACAAAATGTGGCACCGCCACATCACCCGCTGGCGCAGAAACGCCGTGTGGGTCATGCACCCCGACCTGGAGGAGCAGCTGCCCGGCCTGAGCATCAAGTCCAACGACGGCAGCGCTGAGAAGTTCCTGTGGA